ATGGAAGCTAGCTACGATGTTTACAAGAACCTTCGCAAGCGAGTGCTTGACGTTGCGGTGGATGAAATCAATGCCGTGTCCGACATTGTTGTGACTTACGAGCCAGTTCTTGTGGCACGAAAGGCTGTGGCAGTCAAGTTTAAGCCCAAAATTAAAGCGTCTGAGAAGCTGATTGAAGCACAGGCAAGCGAAGTGCTGACCGAACCTCAAAAAGCCGTCAGAAAGCCCCGCAGAAGCGGATATGAGGATTTCGACTGGTCTGTGTGCGATGCGCTGTCGGTTCAGGAGTGCATTGAAGTTGCAAAAGTGATTGAGAAGCGGATGAAGAAAGAGCATCCTGAAATCAAGTTGCCAAGACGCAGAGAAGCGGTTTACGACACGGTAAAGGCTGCGTATAATGACATTTTGTCTTTGGATAGGTCTCCGTTCCCAGACAGACCTGTTGGTTATCTGATTAGAAGCGTGGATAAGGCGGGTATCGTAGACAGATATATGCCAGCGTTCTATTCTATTGAAGCCTTGCAAAAGTAGTTAGAATGAGCAGATGATACAGAAAGGAGAAGTTATGGAATGGATTAATGTGAAAAAGCATCTTCCATTAAACGGCCAACGTGTGCTTGTTTGTGGAAAAGAAGGTGGAGGATGGATTGAAATTGCAATTTGGCATGAAGTACCTTACTCAATATGTGGTTTTTCAGATAAAGCAACAGATTTCACTAATTGGGAATTTGAAAATCCAGAAATCGCATGGGCTTTGCTTAACAAAGTTCGATATTGGATGCCGTTACCTGACGTACCTAAAGAATAAAGAAAGAGTGATAAAATGGCAAAAATCATAGCTGTCGCCAACCAGAAGGGCGGCACAGGAAAGACCACCACAAGCACCTGTCTGGCTGGTGCATTGCAGTTGCTTGGCAAGAAAGTCCTGCTGGTGGACTGCGATGCCCAGTGCAACGCAACAGACACCTATGGCGCACAGACAGAGGACGTATGCACCCTTTTTGACGTGATGACCAGGCAAGGAACGGTAGAAGAAGGAATCCAGCACTGTGAAGCTGGTGACATTCTTCCGTCCGACAGCGCATTGAAGGACATTGACGAGCAGCTTGTCCGGGACATTGGCAAGAACTTCCGGCTGCGAGAAGCCCTTGAGAGCGTGTCCGGGCAGTACGATTACATTGTGCTGGACACTCCCCCGCAGCTTGGCCTTGCGCTTGTGAACGCGCTGATCGCCGCCAATAGCATCATCGTGCCTATCACAGCAGACCGATACGCACTGGCTGGTTTGAGCCAGCTTTCGCAAACCATCGGCGATGTTCGCAGATACTTTAACCCGACATTGAAGATTGAAGGTCTGCTCCTGAACCAGTACAAGAGCCGTGAGAACCTGTCCAAAGAGGTTGTGGAACAGCTCCCTGTGATTGCACAGAGCATGGGAACAACCCTGCTGGACGTGAAGATTAGACCGTCTATGGGTGTTCGTAAGGCTCAGGCAGAGCGTCATAGTCTGTTTAGCGGCGACACGGCAAAGAGTACTAGCGCAGAGGATTTCAAGGCGTTGGCGCAACATATTGTCGGAGGTGAAGGCTGATGAAATCAACCAGCAAAAAATCATCAGGCTTGCTTGGCGGGTTTGATTTTCAGCCTATTTTTTCGGAGCAGACATTAAGCCGAAGTGAGCCAAAGGAAGAAGAAGTAAGCCAAGCAAAGCCGAACGAAGCCGAACAAGCACCGATTAAGCCCAGTGAAGCCACAGACAGCCATGCACAGCCTAATGAAGCACAGTTAAGCTGTATTAAGCCGAAGCAAGCCGTAGTCAGCGAAAGTAAGCCGAAGAAGCTGAAACAGGCAAAGGAAGTTCAACGTCTTATCGAACAAGGTGATGTTCCTGGTGCGTTAGCTGAAGCTGGATTGACAAAGAAAAAAATCCCGATGCCGGAATCGCATCAAGGCGTTGCAAGCGGTGATGGCAAGCGTTCCAAGCGCATTACCATCCTTATGAGCGAGGAAGAGCGCAAGTATATCAACCGTGAAGCCAGACGGCACGGAATGACGATTGGACAGTTCGTGTACGCTCTGGCGGTTGCGGCGGCAGATGGGAAGATTGAGCTGGAGGATTTTCTTGAAGATTGAACAGCAAATAAAAAACACGCATTTTCTAACGAATTGACGTTGAAATGCGTGTAGTTTTCGTGCTATTGACATTCATGCTAGCAAGTGTTATACTATTATTGCTAGCCAACAAAGGAGGGATTGAGTTGGCTAAAAGTAGCGCAGAGTATTATCGAAAGCGTCGTGAAACCATCGGTCAGTTCAGTGTTCCAATTCCGAGAGAGAAGCTCGATGCTTTAACGGCAAAGTTAAAGGAACAAGGGAAAACAAAGACCAAATGGCTTAACGAGATGATAGATAAAGAACTTGAGCAATAAAAAATCCCCTAAACTGTTCGTAACTTGGCGGTCTCAGACAGTTTAAGGGATTACACTCCATACAACTATGGATGATAAATCCATTATATCATCTTCATGGTTGTATTACAAACAATATTTTGTGGTAAAGCCAATGAACATTCCAGCAACGAAAGAAGAGATTCTCGAAAATTTCAAGCAAAACAGCAACGGCCGTCCGCTCAACAAGGATGATTATGAGATTGCAGAAGCATTATCTCGAATCACTTACAAGGCGTATGAGGTCGGCATGGAAGATGCCAAACAGTTAAATATGGAGGATATGATGGATAACAAGAGATGTAACGCACTCCACGTTTTTAAGAGCAAGGCCTTTGGTCAGCTTCGCACAATTGAAGAAGATGGTAAGATTCTTTTCTGTGCTTCTGACGTGGCAAAGGCGTTGGGATATAGCAATCCGAGAGATGCAATTTCCCGCCATTGCAGGGGTGTCGTGAAACGCGACGCCCCTACACAGGGAGGAGTCCAAGCAATCGCTTTCATCCCAGAGGGAGATGTTTACCGTCTTATCACCCACAGCAAGTTGCCCAGCGCAGAGAGGTTCGAGAGTTGGGTTTTCGATGACGTCCTTCCGTCTCTCCGCAAGAACGGCTATTACAGCCTTGCTCCGCAGGAGAACAAGCCCGACACGCAGAACGATGCAATCTTGCAAGTGCTGATGAAGAACACGGAAGTCCTGCAAGCCATCGTTCAGCAGAACCAGCAGATTATGATTGCACTTACCAACCTGTCTGTCAACGATGCAAAGCGCACGATGGAAATTCAGCCTTACACTTCCCATCAGGGGCAGAAGGGAGACGGCAAACGTAGTAAGCGAATCACAATCCTTATGAGCGACAGCGAGCGGACATTTGTTACAAGAGAAGCACGAAAGCACGGATTCACGGCAGGGGAGTACATCTATAACCTGTCCGTTGCAGCATCGAAAGACCAGATTGACTTAGGCTGATTGGCTCTGTTCATAACTGAATTTTCAGCGTTGATAGTAAATAAAGAGGGGGTGTGCCCAAAATTGGGCAGACCCCCTCTTCTGTTTTACTTATCAGCAATGCAATCCCAGTAGAGATATGCCTTGCCATCTGCGGCATCTGCGTCCTCAAGGAACGCCTTTGCCATGTCAGCGTAGAAGCCCGGAGTGTCAACGGACTGACGCTTTGCGACCTGACAATAATCCGAGTACATCATGTTCATAACAGCCCAGAAATCGTTCGGGTCACAGGTGATATTGCGCTGTTTGGCAACGTCCTGCGTCTGTTCCAACGTCCAGTGACAACCCTTCGTGCCGTCAGCATTTACCATGCTGTCACACCATTCCTCTGCTTCATCGTGGGTGAGGTGTTGGCGAGGCATCTTGATGGAGCGACTGTCTGCACCGCCACGTTCATACTGCCCAGCCCGTTTGTCCCAGTCTCCGTTCTGCGAGAAGCCGATTTGCGGCATTCTGCGTCCATTCTCTACGTCAGGGTAGCGGGGGATAGGGTAGGGGTCGATGTAGCGGTTTTCCTCCTGCGGATAGTAGGGATAGCGGTCGTTGCCACCTTCCAGCTTACGCAAACGGCGTTCCATCTCACGCTCCCTGCGGTCACGCTCTTCCTCAAGGCGGTCACGTTCCGGCTCACGGTCTTTGTCGTGGTCACGGAGCATCATCATGCGGCGAAAATTAGTCTTGCCCATAATCTATACCTCCTCAAGAAATGGACGCGGGTGCGCCAGCGTGGGAACGGCAGAAGCAGCCAAGATACTTGAACGTGGCCGTGCCAGTGGCAGACGTTGCAACGCGGGTAGCATAGCGAGTGCGAGTGTGGATGCTCTCAGCGGTTGCCTGAGCGCAGTTACAGTCGGTCAGAGGGTATGCGGTCGTTCCTGCACCGATGGTAATGACCACGGGGGCGTTGATGGTGGTCGTGTCCGGTATGCTCTGGGCAACCACGATGCAATACTTCTCTCCGTTCTGGTATGCGCCAGCAGGGATATTAATGGTCAGCGTATCGTTGGCAAACGTCACCGCATCCGAGATGACGAGGTGCGGGCACAGACGGCAGCTTGTTTTGCAAGCCATAATGTTTTCCTCCTAAAAAATCAGGGGCAGAGGTGTCTTACCCCTGCCCCGATGGTTCACCCGGTGTTATCGGGGAGTACGTTGGTTAGCAGCAGCCGCAGCAGTTCACGCCCAAGTTGGGGTTCGCCACCTGATAAGCGGGAATCGGACGAGGATTGACCCGGTTCAGGATGGTGTCAGTCTGCTGGGACATCACAGTGGTCAGAAGCGCATTCTGACGATCCTGAGAAGCGGCGAACTTGAGGTTCTGGTTTTCAGCGGTCAGGGTGGCGATCTTATCCTGCGTGAAGTAGTCCATCATAGCGCGGTAGTTTGCGTTACAGTTGTCGATAACTGCACGGGTATTGTCTGCGATAGCCTGCCGGGTAGCGCAGTCCTCCGTTGCGATGGTATACTTCAGGTCGCCGATCAGCTGTTTGTTCTCGCAGCAGCAAGATGCAAGCTGCGTGGCAAGAGCGGTCTGACCGGCCTGCCGAGCGTTGCCCTCCTGCATGATGGCAAGGTTGATAGCGTTGTCACCGTTGGACACGCTGCGTTCCAAACCGTTCACCAGTTGTGCGTTCTGGTAGCCAAGCTGACAGATGGCGCTGTTCACGCCCGCAAAGCCGTTCGCGATGTTGGTGTTGACGCCGTTCATCTGCGCCAGCTGGTCATAGCCCAGAGAGCAGATACCGCTCTGGATGCCAGCCAGAGAACGGGAGGTATCCTGCTGGTAGAAGCCCTCAGACAGAGCCGCACGGGTGTCGTTACCGCCCTGCCCGGTTGCTCCAGTGCCGACCAGATAGGGGATGTAGGCGTTCATGCCGTTGTCGCCGCCGTTCCGGCCATAGCCGTTTGTGCCCCAGCCGAAGATGATGGCGAGGATGATAACCGCCCACAGACCTTCGTTGCCGAAGAACCCGCCGTTGTTATTGCCGCCGTCCTGCCCAGCCAGATAGCCAGTTGCAAAATCGTCCATAACAAAACTCCTTTCAGTTTTGCGTTATGCCATCCCACCGCCGTATGCGATGGGCGAAGCCAAACAAGTGCGGTTTTTGTCAAGTCCGCAAAACTGAGAAGCGTTTCGCTTAGAGGGATGCGTTATCGGGGCAGCGTCAGATTCAGGACGCTTGCCAGCTGGTTCAGGTCAATGCCACGCTCTTTGGCAAGATTCTGCGCCATCGTTCGGAGCTGTGCTTCGTTTTTACCCTGAATCAGGTTCAAACCCTGCATGATAGGAGCATTCCGCCCGCTTAACTGCTGGATAAGACCCATCGGGTTTTGTCCGGCACGAGCAAGGTTTGCAAGCTGCATGATAGGGCTGTGAGTAATCACATCAAACGGAGAGGACATCGTTATTCTCCTTTCTTCGTTGCGGCAGCGGGCTTAGAGAAGCTCTTCTGCCACTTTTCCAGCTCATCCAGACGGTGGACAAGGGTGTTGTACTGCTCAATAGGCACATACTGCTGTGTCGGTGCAACGGTCTGCTGCGCCTGTTGTGCTTGCATCTGCCTCCACGCTTCCGGGCTGTAAAACTCCTGCACATAGGATTCGCAGGTGTCCGGGTTGAGCCGCTTGCAGTAGATCACGCCACTGCGCAAGTCTGGGCAGTAGGTCGGTCTGCCGTACAAATCAGACGGTATCGCCAAAAATTCCTCTCTGCTGGACACAGGTCTGCCAAGCAACCAGCCGCCGTCCTGTGCCGACTGCTGAACAGGCTGTTGCCCATTCATCGGCTGTGGACGCTGCGGTTGTGCCTGTTGCATCTGCGTGTTGGGCAGGGGAGTGGTAAGACCTACCGTTCCCATGCCGCCGTAAGGATTGACAGGCTGCTGCGGAACGTAGGGCGCTCCGGGTGTCGGATAATAGCTCATAATACATCCCTCCTTGTGCTCCCAGTGTACCGCATCAGCAAAAAGCGAAGGACAACGAGCGTCAAACAAAGGACAAAAAAGATAGCATAAATAATTTATTTTCTCAAATTTAATGTTGACTAAATAAATTATTTGTGATATAATAATGGTGTCAAGAGGAACACCAAACAACAGATGGAGGACAACGACAATGACTAAGTTTTATGATGGCAGCAAGCTCCTGAGCATCGAGATGACCGATACCACCAACGGCGCACACTTTGAGGCCGATTTCTTCGAGGTCGGCGACCTCGAGTACAGCTCCGATCTGGGCGCTTACAAGGTCGAGGACGTCGAGTATCTGGCTGATTACGCCAAGAGCTACGCTGACGGCACCAACAGCGACATCGACTACACCGTCGATGAGGACGGCAATGTCGTGACTCCCAACTGCACCGTCGATTATGACATCGAGGTGATGTGATGGCCTCTTACAAGCCTCGTGCAAAAAAAGACCTTACCGGTCAGCGCTTTGGGGCGCTGACCGTTTTGCATGAGGGCGAGCCCCATATATTTCCGCGAGGGACAACCGAGCGAACATGGGTGTGTAAGTGTGATTGCGGTAACGAGATAACGGCAACGATGTCACGGCTTACGGGAGGGCTTGCTACAAGCTGCGGTTGCAAATCAAAGCTGGGTCGTGCAATGCTTCGCTCCTCTCGCCGGAATATGCCGTATGACCTTACCGGTAAAACATATGGCAATTTTTTTGTCATTGGCTTTGCCGGAGAACGCTTGGCTCCAAATGGTGCTAAATCTTATCTATGGCGCGTCCGCTGTGGCTTGTGTGGCCGAGAAAAAGTAATGGATGGCGTTTATGTCCGAACAGCCACATTAGATGACGGATGCGGATGCCGTCAAGCCACACTATCTCATGTTTGCAAAAGGTGTGGCAAAACATTTTTAGGCGCACGTCATGCCGAATATTGCCCAAGCTGTCTTGCCGCTGAGGTTGACCCAAAAGTTGCATATCGGCCGGAAGCTCCCATAGAGAGCAAAACCATAGGCGCCCGCCAGCGAATATATACTTGTAAGCTTTGTGGCGGGAATTTTGTTGGAGCCACAAACAGCCGCTATTGTCCGGCCTGCAAAGCTCTCGCACACGCCAGGAACGAAAAGACCAGGCGGACGCAAAAGAGTTTGGGAAAAGCTCGCACCATCGGGTCTACCGATTACTGTGTCGAATGCGGCAAACCTTACGTGGTCACATCGTCCAGTCAAAAATATTGCCCAGACTGCCAGAAAAAACGGAGGAAATAATATGCGCAAAATAATCAGCGGCGCTCGCTATGACACTGACGCCGCCAAAAAGATCGCCCACTGGGAGTCTGACCAGGACTACACCAGTCTTACCCATTGCACGGAGGAGCTTTACCGCACCAAGTCAGGCAAATGGTTTATCTACGGCACCGGCAACGCCGCCACTGTATACGCCATCCGTCGCCGCGACGGATGGACGGCCCCCGGCGAGCAGATCGTGCCGCTCTCCGAGGAGGTCGCACAAAAGTGGGTGCTCGAGCATCTCGGCGAGGAGCAGTGCGACGCCATCTTTGGTGCTGGCAGCGAGAGCGCAAAGGATGTACAGGCTACGATTTA